TTGAGTAATTTTTTACTAATTTTCAAGCCAAAAAATTCAATGCTTCTGTAAACAAAAAACATATCATACTCGTAATTCAACTCGTAAACTTTTCTAAATATTTTCATAATTACAAATCGTTAATTAGTTTGGTAAGTAATAATTTTTTACTCGCTAATTCAATTCTATTATCTGAACTGATATTTCCAAACATTGATAAATCTAATTCAATTTCGTTTATTCTTTTGTTTGTTTTATACATAAGAATTGCTCTCATTTTAATTGAATCTACCAAAGCGGTAAGCTCATCATCATCAAAAGTGTCTTTGATATAATCTTCAAGAACTTCAATTTCTGTTCTTTCGTCTTTTACTTCTGTTTCTAATTTGTCGAAGTAATCTGGCTCGTTGTTATAAGTATCTATCATAACGTTAGCTTCTAAAGATAAATTGAAAAAGAATGTACATTGCTATTAAGTAAGCGAAATTTTGTTGGCAAATAGCCTTTGATAGGAAGTTTTTCATAATGTTTGATTTTGATTATTATTTAATTTTGATAGGCAAATTTAATAATTATTTTTTAATTAACAAGTGAAAGACAAAAAAATTTTAAAAAAAAAATAAATAAAAAAAACCACTCGGTTAGAATGGCTTGATTTTAAAGGGATTTTTATTTGAAATTAGAAAATATAATTATTGATTGTTTTTTGCTTTTCGTAATAATTCATTGTAGTGAAACTGCTTTTTGTGTTTTTGAAGTTTACCTTTACCCAGTCAGAAGGAGGACTAAATGCCCCAAAGTTTTGGTATTCAAAAGCCGTTGAGCTGGTTAAGTCAAAAAGTAATTGATGACTATCGCCTTTTGAAAATTCAATTTGATATCCGTGCAATTTATATTCGTCAATGTAGTTTTTTATTTTTTCAATTTGTACCGAATCCAAATGTGGTTTAAAACCAAATTTCAAACTTTTATCGTCTTTCCCGTGGGTAAGAATGAAACAACGATTTTCAAACAAATAATGGTCAATGAATTTTCTTTGATTTACAACCGAAACATTTTTATATTTTAGCTCAATATAAGACTTGAAAGCAGAATTTACAATATAGCCAAAAGAACCAGAATGATTGTCGTTGCAAATATTTACAATGTGTATTTCATTGTAATACTGAATTAAAGCGTCTATCAAAGTTATTTTAAAACTCAAAGCCACATCAAACGCTTTTTGATTATCCATATTCTGCGGCAATTCGTGACCTCCTCTGGTAGTCAAACCATTGTAACCATCCATAAAATCACCCAAATCGTGGATTAAAAGTTTATTTGATTTCTGATTATTTATGATTTCATTTACAAATACATCACGTCTTTTAAAAAGTTCATCTTCATTCCAAATTCCGTCATACAAAGAATGCCCGTCACTCACTTTCATTCCAACGTGTACATCTGTCAGAACGGCTCTATCAAATAAAGCTTTTGATTTTACTATTTTTGGCTGAACATCAACTGGAATAATTTTACCTTCAAAAAATTTTGAGAAGTCAATTTGTTCTAAATCTACACTCGTTTCTTTTATTGGCTCTGTAATTATCCATTGCTGACCATTTGAAACATTTGTAGAAACTCTTTTTATTTCGTGGTTTAAAGGAATATCAATTAATTTTTTTTGACCTAACTTTTCAACCGTGCTAATTACTTTTCCGCTATCGTTTAGCGTTCTTCTAATTTCCTTGAATTCAGTTGCGTGAAAATCTCTAATTTTTTGGAGTTGCTGGATTTGTTCTTCTGTAAGTCGATAACGCTGGTTGCCTAACATTTTGCCACTTTTCTTTTTCAAAGTCAAGCCTAATGCAATAGCTTCCATTTCGCTCAATCTAATTCTTTGTTTCAACATAACTTAGATTTTTTAAATTGCAAATCGCAATTTGATATTTTATAGGAACAATTTATTTTTGATTTGTCTATAAATATACATTCCAACTGGGATTAGTAATAGCCATAAATAGATAAAGTAATTAGTTTTTTTATCTATATGCTTTTCTTTTATTGAAACTTTCTTTTCAATTGTTTTTTTTTCCGTTTTTTCTTTTACCAGAGCAACTTTTTTAAAGCTCGTGTCACTTTGTTTGGTTCTGGTATTTTTAATCCTTATACGAGCGTTTTTGTAAGGTATGTTATTTATGAAGATTTCTTTTGAATTATCTATTGGCGATATTTCAATTTCTTGCGACTGATTATCTATTACAATATTGTTTTGTATTGTGGCGGTGCTATCTGTTTTTACAATAGCGGTTGAGTCTATTGTAATTTTAGTGTCATTTTTTACAATAGCAACTTTTCTCGCTCCGCAGCTTGAAAGTAAAAGCAATAAGATAATTAAATATCTACGCATAATTCTGGTAATAAGTTTTAATACCTACTTTTTTAGCTCTCAAAATTTGTTTTCTGTTTGCGTCTTTAGAATAAGAAACGTGTACCCAATCTGGATTTGAATCATTTCCAAATTCAAAAATCAATTGGTCAAATTCCAAATTGTCTTTAATGAAGTCAAAAATTTGTTTGTTTGTTATGCTGGTCCCATCAACATCAATATCAATTGCTTGACCTTTACAATGCTGGCTCTTTGTCGCTCCTCCAATTGCATTATTTAATATCCTTGAACGATAACCACTTGAAATATGAATTGGTGCCGAAAAATGGTCACGAATTGGCTGGAAAACCTTTTCAGCTAATAATTTAAGATTTGCCAAATGTTCAGCCGTAGGAGAATTGTTTATTCCACGTCTTTTTGCTTCTGTGCTACGTGTCACTTCAATTAAATCTAAATTTTTTGATAGTTTCATTTAATTTGTAATATCGTTAATATCAGATTTGATTTCTTTCGCTCTATTGAAAGATTTTTTAAGAAGTTGCCAAATATCAATTTTGAAAGTTTCCTCAATATTTTCTTTTATAGAAACAAGCTCAACAAAAATTAATAATATAGCGCATATCTTTGTGAACATAAAGTCAAAACCAAAAGCAGATTTGACAAACTCATTCAAAACAAAATTGTCAATTAAAAAAAGAAACACTATACATATTTCGTATAATGCCATTTTAGAAATTATATTCGATAATTTTCGGCTTCTTATTGATTTCCACCCGTTCAATTTAATGCTTTTGAATATTCCAGTAAAAGTATCTAAAACTATCGCGCTACCTACGGCTATCAACAAGCCGTAGATAGGTACGAATAATAAAATTAAAGAAGTAAATATGTAATTGATGTACTTCACTTTTTTTTACTTGAATAATGGTAAGATTTGACCTTTTAATAAAATTGTCAATCCTTCGTTATTTTTAACAAAATTTTTCAATGTTTCAGCATCTGAAGCATCCAAGTCAAGCTCAATCCCTTTGTAAAGTTTTGTTGCCCAATCCCAGAATTTCAATGCGTCACCTTTTGATTCTTGTGCCAAAGCACTTGCTATCGCTTTACCAGCGTTTGCGTCTTGGATTTCTTGTCCTTGTAAATCTTTCAAATTAAAGTTTAAATTCAATTTCATAATTTTTATTTTAAATTAATAAGTTATTTCAACAAAAATATAAAATTTAATCTATACTACGTATTTCAATTTTAGGATTTTCAATCAAATCTATTTGATTTGCAATGTTTTCCTCCATTCCGTCAATATCTAAAATAGATTTCAACCAGCCAATAATCGTTTCGTTGTCTAATTTTTCATATTCAACAAAGTTTTCAGCTTCTGGACTTGGAAGTGAATTCGCCCCGTAAACATCAGAGATAATTCCTTTTTCATTTTCCCCTCTGTATCTCCAATGGATTGTTTTAATTACGTTTTCTAAAGTTCCGTCAATCAATTGTACCTCTAAAACTGGTTTTTCAAATTTGAATGTTATCATTTTTTAATTTTTTAAGATTTGTATTTCCGCTTTTAATTCTTTTATTGACGCAACTAATATTGGCACTAATTTAGAATAGTCAACACTTTGCATCTGTTGAGCATCTTTTTCACCAGTAACAGCATATGGTAATATTTCTTGTAATTCATGAGCTAACACACCAAAAGCACGTGTTTTATCTTCTTTCCATCTATAATTATAAACTTGAATTTTAGAAATCAATTCTAAACCATGTATTTCTTTCAAGTCTTCTTTTAAACGATAATCAGATGATGTTCCGTAAGAAGTTGTATTTGTTGTAATTCCTATTCCACCACAATAAGTACTTCCGTAATAGTGTTCAGTTAATCCTCCTTGTGAAGCACTCCTTCTTAAAACCATAGCAGTGTACCCGCTTGTTGCTGTTGTTAAAAAAGTTGCAGCTTTACCTCCAGAATAGGCTATAAAAGTTGACCCATCTCCGTAATTATCTGTAGTGGTACCAGTTAATACTTGACCAGTTTCTGTAACACGAAATCTTTCATTTCTATTATTTGAACCAGTACAAATTGAAACACCGTCATATCCATTTATTGATATCCCGTCTGGAGAACTTCCAGCGCCAGAATGGTCGTATGCTAAAATAGAAACATTGTATTTACTATTTGTTGCAAATCCAGCTCTAAAAAACAATCCGTTTTCATTACCAGTATTAAATGCGTCAACTATTATTGACCCTCTAATATCTACCTTAACTTCAGGGTTAATAGTGCCAAAACCAACATTACCCGTTGGATTAACATAAACAATTCCAGATTTTGTAACTAACTTAAAATCTATTTCAGTGTCACCACCTAATAAAGGGGAACTCATTTCAGCCCAATTATTTTTTGCTGAATTATATAATCTTATTTGATTAGTTGTAAATAAAGATAAATTACCCGAAACTGTTAATGCTGTTAAAGGACTTGTAGTGTTTACCCCTAAATTGCCAGAAGAATTAATGACTAATTTAACATCAAAAATAGAAGCATTGCTTGTGTCTGTTGAATTATTTAAACAAAAATATAAATCTCCTCTACCATATCCAGTTCCATTATTTCTGAATCCAATAAATCCTTTTCCATACTCATTATTGCTTGTTACTGCAGATTTAAATCTTATCCCAGCGAATTCTCCACCAGCTTCTATACCCCAAGATTGTATA